GTTTATGGATAAGGCAATCGAGATGGATTTAGGCCACGGCAAGGGCTGGGCTATGGATCAAGACCAATTGTCACCACTTGAGCGGCTATGGTTTGCCGCGAGAAAATCAAACTTAAATATCTAAAACAAGGAAGCACATGACGATGATAAATCTCATAAAGATAAACACAATGTTTATGGATCACTTCTCTGGCTTAAATGTCGGACTGCAATCAGATCACATAACCGTATTTAGTTTCATTTGCGCGACTAGGGATTGCGAAGGCATGACCCTCAAAGACCTGCAAACGGCGATGTCGACTAGCCAAGCTAGAATGCACAGGGTTACATCGGCGCTTCAAGACGCTGGGTTGCTGACTCTAGTTAGATGTGAACGAGACTCACGACAAGTAAGGGCGTTCCTCAGCGAGAAAGGCATCGCATTTGCAGATGAGGTAAGTGCGCTCCTATCTCCTGAGCATCCAGACACTGTTGTGGAGCTGAAGGGCAAGATGGCTAGCATTATTGGCAAGGTGAAGCGTGACAAGATGATGCTTGATAATCGCAGGAAGATTTCATCTTCAAGCGATTTCTCGGACCGCAGAAAGGCTATCGCTCAAGTCCTGAAAGATCGTGGAGAAGCATTTGTTGAAGTTGGCCAGAACTATGCTCGAACAAAACGCGGCATAGTTAGCTCACCTGTTCTCTTGAAGCGCTCTGAAGCCTCAAGCATTGGGCAGCTAATAGACTTCATTCGGGATCGAAGCGACCATGAATATGAGAAGCTAATGACACCAACCCCAACAAAAAGGGGCAATAGGTCAAATGCGCCAATCAGAATTATTGAAATCGAAAACAAAGGAAATACAAATGTTAGCTGAAGTAATCGTAACGAACGTCCACAAGCACAACTTCGCCTTTGGTCACGCTGTTGACCCCGTGAACGAGCAAGTCTTTATCCCGGCACACGTTGCCGAGGGGCTTAACCTGAAGCCGTCTGACATTGTTGAAGCCACATTGGTCCCCAACTACGCAGACAAGTCCAACTCAGGCACGAAATACATGGCTGTGAAGGTTTCTCGAAAAAATACCCCCGAATTAAACAAGATTTACAGCGCGGAAGTGGATTTAAATCAAGTTGAGCCTGAAGCAGCAATTCCGCTTGGCGATAGCGTAGATGAAATGGTGTTGAATTTTATCTATGAAACCACGTACTGCACGACAGCAGAGATTGCGAAAAACCTAAACGTCGAACACTTAGTTGCCAGCAATTCGGCTATGCGGGCGTTTCGCAATGGCTTGATTAGCAAGGCTGACGTTTACAATCGCACCGGCCAACGCCGCGCCTCGTTCACTATGTGGGCCGGGGAAGCTAATCGCTTTACCGACTGCGACTAAAATTAGTGCTTGCGCGTATCGTAATGTTATGCGCAAGATACATTAAACATAGGGAGACACGACAATGATTACATCCGACGGAATGTCCAACGAGCAATACCACGCCCACCCGGCGCTTGGTTCGTCATCAGTCAAAACAGTAGCCACGAAGTCGCTGGCGCATTGGAAGGGTCAGGTTCGCAAGGACAGCCCCGCCTTTGCATTGGGCAGCGCCGTTCATGCCGAGCTGCTGGAACCTGAAAAGCAATTGCTTGTTCGCGGGCCAGATACACGGCGCGGCAAGGCATGGACCGAGGGCAAGGCTGAAGCCGAAGAGAAAGGCAAGATATTCCTCACTGAAGCTGATTTCGATCTGGCCAAGGAAATGTCAGACGCTTGCCTTAAAAACCGCATGGCGAACCATTTACTCACCAACCCTAAGATGATTGCCGAAGCATCGTTCTTTGCTACATGCCCTGAGACCGGGTTAGAGCTAAAGACGCGCCCAGATGGCATCATCATGGACTCAGGTATCGTACTGGACATCAAAACCACAATGGACGCCTCACCGCGCGGCTTTGACCAGACGACACGCAAATTCGGCTACGACTTGCAGGCAGCACATTATTTCTATGTACTGAGCCTTTGCGGCGTGCGCGTGGAAAACTTCATCTTCATCTGCATTGAAAAGGACAAGCCACACGTCACCGCGTGCTATGAGCTTTCCGAAATGTATTTACAGCACGCCCATAATCGCCTTATGGACACGCTGCGCCTAATTCAGAAGGCTGAAGAGGACGACCACTACGGAACGCAGTGGCCAGACCTTGGCACCGTCCATCTCCCTGCGTGGATGGACAGCTCCGAAGCCTTTTAACTTATCCCAGCGTAGGGGTGCTACGCATAATATAAGGAGTTGCACATGCAACATATGCTAACAGGGGTCACAGCCCGCTATCCACGGCTCAACTCGACCTATAAATTCGACACCTATGAAAACAAATCGGTAAAATGTGACGCTTTCGATGATGGCGCAGCATACGAGATGTCTTTCGTTATGTCTGATGAGACAGCCAAGGAATTGCACAACTTGTGCATGGACGCCTACAAGAACGCTGCTGCGTTAGATGCGAAGCGCAAGTGGCCTGAAAAGCCATCCATGCTTCCATACAAGCGCAACGACGAAGGCGAAGTCGTCGGTAAGTGCAAACTTAAAGGCGCATACGGTGGCGACAAGACGCAGCCACCAAAGCAGGTTGACGCAGCACGCAATAAGCTGCCGGATGACTTCATGCTTACTACAGGAAGCAAGTGCAACGTCGCTGTTGTGATTGTTCCATACAACACGGGCAGCATTAACGGCGTATCACTTCGCCTGCGCGCTGTTCAGGTTTTGGAGCTTGCAGAGATGCAGGGTGCGGATGATCCATTCACCGCAGTCTCTGGCGGCTTTACCGCCAGCGCAGCGGTTAAAAACGACGATCCGTTCGGACTACCCGCTACATCCGCTACAACTGCTACACCGTCCATAAACGATCTCGACGACGAGATTCCGTTTTAAGCTATACGCAGTATGGGGGTAGCAACTTCGATAGGTTGCTACCCCTTAACAAAACAGGCAGCTATGAAAGGAAACGCAATGGACCACACATCCGACACCAAGTACCCGACAGCAAGCTGGGGTGAATTTGGGAATGTCATTATTAGCAATTTAGACCTGAAGAAGACAGCGCAGGGCGAATACCACGGCCCATGTCCATCTTGCTCAGGCACAGACCGCTTTTGGATCAAAGAGTTCCAAGGCGAAGTTATGGTCAATTGCCGCAAGTGCAATGATTATAAGTCCATCAAGGACAGACTGCGAGACTTGTCCCTTTGGCCAGAGCAAGGCCATACTCCGCAAGTCGCACCCAAGAAAAGCGAAATAGATTGGCCAGAGCGTGACCCCATGAGCAACCACCCATACTTGGAAAAGAAGCGCCTCAAGCTGCACAATGCAACGATTGACGGCGACAGGCTTTCCATTCCCGTCATTGACCCGACAGGGCGTAGGGTTGGCGTCCAGTTTATCGACGCAGATGGCCGCAAGAAGTTCTCATATCAGCTACCTGTCGTCGGCAACTTCAGCGTCATTGGTGGCCCTGTTAGGGACTTCACATACATCGCTGAAGGTTGGGCTACTGCGGCTACCATCCACGAGGCCACTGGGAAGCCCTGTGTGTTTGCACTGAACGCGGGCAACATAGTTCCGGTAGTCGAGGCACTCCAGAAGGCAAAACCACATGCAGAGCTTGTTATTGCTGGCGACAATGATGATGCTGGCCGCAAGGAATGTGAGCGTGCTTTCTCCGAGCTTGGTGTCGAGTATATCTTGCCAGACCAAGAGGGCTGGGATTACTCCGACCTTTGGGTTGCACAAGGCCCGGAGGCCACACGCAAGGCACTGACTGTGCAGAGCGTAATGGACCAAGTGTTTCTCCCAAACCAAGCCATCCCGCAGCTTGGCCGCAACTACCTTGTCAAAGGCTGGCTTGGCGAAGGCCAGATGTCAGTGATCTACGGACCATCAAACGTCGGCAAGTCATTCTTTGCGCTAGATATGTCATGGCATGTATCATGCGGTGAGACATGGAATGGCCACAAGGTTATTGGCGGCTCAGTTCTGTACCTGGCTACTGAAGGCGGCATGGCTTTCCACAACCGCGTTGTTGCACTCAGCAAGCAGTATCCAGACCATAAGGATGTGAAGCTTGCCGTGCGACCCGCCCCCGTCAACTTGCTTGATGGTGAGGTTGACATGAGCGTGCTGGAAAAGCTTTGCCGTGAGGTATCGCGCCGCCACGGTCAGGTTAAGCTCATTGTTGTGGATACACTCAGCCGGTCTATGGCTGGTGGCAACGAGAACTCGCCAGAGGATATGACGCGCTTCATTGGCAACTGTGATAAGATGCGTGAAATGACAGGCGCACACGTCGCCATCGTCCACCACTCAGGCAAGGACAAGGCCGCAGGTGCGCGTGGTCACAGCTCACTTCGTGCTGCTACTGACACCGAGATTGAGCTGGACTATAATGAGGAAAGCGGGATGCGCTCGGCAAAAGCAACCAAGCAACGCGATATGGAGACAGGCGCGACATTCTCATTTAAGCTTGATGTAGTTGAGCTAGGCAGAGACGAGGACGGCGATGCTGTGACCACATGTACGGTTAAGCAAGCGTCCGAGAGCGAGATTGAGGAAGCCAACCGACCACGTATCAAGGGCAAGAACCAAGTCCTCATACGCCAAGTGTTTACGCAATTGCGTGGCGAAGGCATAGGTCGGCCAAACCCTGCTGGCGCAGGATTTCCCGAACCCCGCACCCACTGGATGATCCAAGAGGAAACGGTGAAAGATCACTTTGCTGGCAAAGTGTCGTCATCGTCCAACCCAAGGTCAGTGTACAAGCAAGCTATGGACGCCCTAATTGGGTCTGGCCATGCTGTACTTAACGATGGCTTCATTTGGTTCACAGATACAAACGGCAAATATAGGGAGGCTACACAATGATTGAATGCGAAGAGTGCGGAGGCACTGGTGAGTGTGAGGTTGATTATTACATGCCGCATTGCAGTGGCCGGGATGTCGGCTTTGTCGAAACGCGAGTTGAAGAGTGTGACTGGTGCGGTGGCACTGGTGAAGCTGAGGAGGACGAATGATGGTCAATATAATTGGAGAATTTAAAAGTGTCAGAAACAACAATAATCACCCAGCGCCTGCTGCGGATCAACGAGATTATGGTGAAGCAGAGTGTATCCAAGGACAGGCCAAACCTGAAGCAGCAATTGGAAGAGCAGAAGGCGCTGTTGCAGATGTTAGAGCGGTCCCTAAAGCGGTGACAAAGGCTGAACGCGCCGAAGAAAGGCTTGGCATACTGATGCTGCGCGAGGCTTTGAACGACCCGCTGATACCAAATCCGCCCAAGTGGAGAGCAGCCACAGCGTTCGCTCAAGCCCAACGTGCGCAGCTTGCAAAAGAGCGTCGCGAGCGCGTTAGGCTCTACGCAGAAGAGGGTATAATGACTGTGCCGCAGGTTGCTCAGTTGGAACGCGTAGTTCAGACGACTATTCGGGGTGATTGTCAGTTCTTAGGTGTGCGGCTTCGTGCCAGCATAATCAAGGTGTCTCCGTATCAGGGGCAAATCTCGGCTCGACGTGACAGGCTTGAGGAAATGGCCACAACGGGAATGACACGCGCCGCAGCAGCAGAAGAGCTGAGCGTGTCCGAGGCTACGGTAAGGCGAGACCTTATGGTGGCGCGTATTAAATGGGAGGGGAACCGCTAATGTCTGATCGCCGCATACTAATGCTTGAGAACAATCTCAACGAGGCCCGGACGCTAATCAGCGTCTTGCAGTCTAAGGTCGCACGCCAGCGGGATGACGTGACGCGCCTGCGCAATCGCGTGGACACGCTAATGCTGGATAAAAAAGAAATCACAAAAAAGCTCAACGAGCTGCGGGAGGTAAAATAATGACAGATAGTCGGCGTCACCCGTACAGCAATCGCACCAAGGAAATTTGGTCGATATACAACGACAACCCAGCGCTATCGAACCCTGCAATTGCCAAGCTGGTTGGGACCACTCCAAATATTGTGGCTGGTGCCATCAAGCGTGGGAAGGCCAGTAACCATTGCCGCCGCAGACCAAAGACAAAGGCGACAGTGCTTAACTCCGCAAGCATTACGAGTGGCTACATCGGCCAAGTTCTTGACGCACTTGACGTTCAGCAAATGCAGTGGCTGTTTGATGAGGCCGAGAGTTGCGCATGTTTGACTGCTGCTGAATATATTGCAGAGCTTGTGCTTGATGCCTATGAGGGAGCAATGGCAAAGGAGGGCAGCCAGTGACTAAACGCATTCCCTTGAGGGGTGGCGATGAGTATGACGGACTAACTAGCGCCCGTAAGTTTTATATGTGGAAACACGGCCAGCTAAAAAAGATCAAACGTGCTTACAGTAAGAGATTTCGTAAGCATACGAAGGAGCCAATGATGACTAAACTAGAAATACTTAAACATACGAAGGAAGGGAAAAAGTGAATAGAGACGAGATACTGCAAACCGCAGAGAATTGCATCACAGTGGACCGCGCAGCGACCCACGGCGATGCCGAGGATAGCTTCCAAACCATAGCAGATGCTTGGTCGTGGTGGCTGTCAAATCGCAGCATCCCAGAAAGCCCACTGGAAGCCAGCGATGTCGCAATAATGATGTCGCTGTTTAAGATAGCTCGCATCGCTGGCAACGCACAGCACGAAGACAACTACATTGATTTGGCTGGCTACGCCGCGTTGGCGGGCGAAATATCAACGGTGGAATAGACCCGCAATATCATCCGCCTCGGCCTGTTGAGTAAATTCAGCGGGCCGAAGCGTCGTCGTCTGGAAACCCTTTAGCTGATAATCACTAAACACGCGGATTAAACCCAGCGGAATGCAGACAAACACGAAAATCTCAGTGTTTGATCCGCCACGATTAAACTTAAATGAACCGGAAAGCGTTGGCTGGATTGACGACTTGACCTCAACGCGCAGAACGCGCTTG